CCCGCGTCGGCCAGTTTCACCATATTGCCGTTGACAAGATAGAGGTCGCCGCCATCTTCCGGCGTGATTTCGTTCATATTCTCAAGCCGCCGGATGTCGTTCGCCGACAGCCAGCCGTTTTGTCGACCGATGGCGTATCCATTCATGCGTGTGGCGTAGTCGCCGCGCAGCAGGCCGTCCAGATTGAATTTGATATAAACGGAGGCTTTTTCGGACGGGAGGAGCAGGGATTGGTTCATGGTCTGCTCCCAGCGTACCACCCACGGGTCAAGCGTATATTTCACAAATTCCAGAGACTGCTGCTCGATGTTCGAAAAGCTGCTTTTTTCCAAATCGCCGACCATATGGGGCGGGATACGGAAAATGCGGGCGATCTCGTCGAGTTGAAATTTGCGGGTTTCCAGAAACTGCGCTTCCTCCGGCGGCACCGAAATCGGATGGAATTTAAGCCCTTCCTCCAAGACGGCAATCCGGTGAGCTTTGTTGCCGCCTTTGTAGAGCATCTCCCACGCCGCCCTGATTTGGTCGGGATGCTGCAGTGTCCCCGGATGCTCCAGAATGCCGCCGGGATTGGCGTTGTTGGCGAAGAAGGAAGCGCCGTAATCCTCGGTGGCAATTGCCATGCCCACCGCGTTTTTGGTGAGCGCGATGGGCGAGTAGCCGACCAGCCCGTCAAAGCTCAGGCCGGGAATGTGCAGAACGTCGTCTTTGGAAAGCGTCACGCCGCCGCTTTTCTCATTGGGGCGGCTTTCATCCGTGTTCCGCCAGTAGGTGTAGTAAATCTGCCCGTCCGGACCGCGCCAGACATCCGTTTTGTTGGGGAGAAGAGGGTAAAGCGCCAGCACCCGACCGCCGCCGTCCCGGATAATCTGCGCATAGGCGTTGCCCCAAAGGAGTAGGTGGCTCATGAGCGTTTCGCGGAAAACAAAGCTGGTCATCTCCGGATTCGGCGCGTTGTGCAGAATGTTATACAGAGAATGGCCGGGCAGGAGTTTGGAACCGTTCTCCTCATAGCGGTAAACGTGCAGCGGCAGGCTCGCGATGGCTTCCGAAATCACACGGACACAAGCATATACCGCCGCCGTCTGCATGGCCGTGTTCTCGTTGACAAAGGTGCCGGAGGTGGAACCGCCCCAGAAGAAGTTTTTTGAGGTGGAGAGGCTGTTTTTGGGATTCTTTTTCCGCGAAAAAAAGCCCATCAGTTCCACCCGTCCTCTCCGTACATCAGCAGGCTGTGCGTGTCATACACGCTGCCCGGCAGCGCACCCTCGTTGCGGATGGCGCGGTCCAGCGCCATAATGAGCGCCACCACACCGTCGATTCGCTCGGTTGCCTTCTGTTTGTTGGGCTTGATATTTCCGGCGGCGTCGGTGCTGACACAGAGGTTATCCGCCATCCAGCGCAAAGGCGGATTCCCAGCGTGGGCGATCTTATGTTCCAGCGTCAGGCGCATTAGTTCCTTTGTAGCCGGGGACATATCCTTAAAGCCCTGCCCGAACGGCACGACGGTAAAGCCCAGCCCCTCCAGATTCTGCGTCAGCTCCCACGCGCCCCAGCGGTCGAACGCGATCTCTTTGATGTTGTATTTCTTGCCGAGTTCCTCAATGAATTTCTCAACAAAGGAGTAGTGAATGACGTCGCCCTCAGTGGTGTTCAGGAATCCCTGCGCCTTCCACAGGTCATACGGCACATGGTCGCGCCTGACGCGGGTTTCGAGAGATTCCTCCGGAATCCAGAAAAACGGCAGGACGACGTATTTATCTTCCTCATCCTCCGGCGGGAACACCAGCACAAATGCCGTGATATCCGTGGTGCTGGACAAATCCAAACCCCCGTAACAGATTCGGTTTTCCAGCGACTTCGGGTCGAATTTGAAATCGCAACCGTCCCACCGCTCCATGTTCATCCAGCGGACGGACTGCTTCACCCACTGGTTCAGGCGCAGCTGGCGGAAAATATTCTCGTTGACCGGATTCTGCTTCGCGTCCTCAAAGGACTGACGCATCGTTTCCATTGTGACCGTGATGCCGAGGGAGGGGTTCACCCTGCGCCAGACTTCCTCCGAAGTCCAGTCCTCATCGTCGGCGGCGGAATAGATTACCGGGTAAAAGGTGGGGTCGATGCGCTTGCCGCGCAGAACATCCTCGGCCTTCTGGTGCATTTCCCAGCAGATGGAGTTACGGTCGGTTCCGGCTGTGGTGATGATGAAATGCAGGGGCTGTTCACGCGCGTCGCCGGAGCCCTTCGTCATGACGTCGAACAGCTGCCGGTTCGGCTGGGCGTGAAGCTCATCAAAAATGACTCCGTGGGCGTTCAGGCCATGCTTCGTGTACGCGTCGGCGGACAGAACTTGATAAAAACTGTCAAGCGGCGTGAAGGTCAGGCGCTTTTGCCCGATGTTCAGCTTCATCAGTTTGTTTAACTGCGGAAACTGGTCGACCATATTCACCGCTACATCAAACACGATACTCGCCTGACTGCGGTCGGATGCACAGCCGTAGATCTCGCCGCCGTGCTCCAGATCGGCGCAGGTGAGCAGCAGAGCGACCGCCGCCGCAAGCTCAGATTTGCCTTGCTTTTTCGGAATCTCCACATACGCGGTTCGGAACTGGCGGCACTCGTCGAATTTGCGGACGATACCGAACAGGTCGCGAATGATCTGCTCCTGCCAGTCGATCAGTTCGAACGGCTCGCCGTACCAGCGCCCTTTTGTGTGGCACAGGTTATTGACGAAATATACCGCAGAGTCCGCGAACCGCTCTTTATATACCGAGCCCGCCGCCTTGAAGCGGGACGGTTTGTAGTTCTTGAGAATTCTGAAATCGTCCACAGCATCACCTCCGGAAATGAAAAAGGGAGTCCTTTTCGGGACTCCCGACAGGCTTATTATCATTTTTATGCGGCGAGTTTTCCCATTAGGACGCCGGACAGCCCATAAAAATATAGATTTCGATAGACAAGCTGGCGCTTTCAGCCGACTCGCAGGATAATCGTGCAAATTGTTTAAAAAGAAATGGACGAAGCAATGAAATAGTGGTAATATGGGAATATAAAGAGTAAACAAAGGAAAAATTGGTCAGTTTTATTTAGTTAGCAATTAGCGGCAGTTCGAGATAATCGTTACCTTTAACTTTCAGGAAAATAGTCGCAGGTCTTTTGACAAATATCGTATAGGAGCATGTGATGAGCAAAATATTTAAGTGGAATATGTTCTTTACATCATTTCTACCGCTCTGGTTTTCGATTGCAATTTTTGATGCATGGAATATCGTTTGTTACTCGCTTAAGTACATTCCAAGTCATCCTCAGTGTCACAAGGACATAACAGATTTCATTTCGGGTATATTGCTTGAAACAATAACTATCTGCGTTTTGATAATATGTAGTTTCATCAGCATTCATGGCATCAATAAGGAAATAAGGGAACAAGAGAAAAATCCTGCACCAGCAAGAGGAACGATTACACGAGCAAAAAGGGCCAACAAGTTAACGGCAGAATTTCTGTTGGCTTACATCCTTCCAATGATTGCTTTTGACTATGGAGAGTTAAAACAGATAACACTATTCATAGTTTATTTTGCTGTCCTTAGTTTCCTCTGCATCAGGAATAGTAACGTATACACTAATATCCTACTTGAATTTAAAGGCTACAAAATGTACGACTGTGATATTGAATGCAATAGGGTGGGAGAAAGATGCACCTATACAGATTGCCTTGTTATAAGTAAAAACAACCTAACACAATCATTGCCGCATGAAGTGAAATATTTTGACTTTGAAAATTATATTTATATAGAAATAGGGGTGTAAAGATGAGTAAAGAGTTACTGTTGAAAACCATAGGTGGTATTCGACCGGAAAACTATAACTGGACGTTATATTTTTTAAAAATGGATTATCGCTCTAAGCCCAATCCCTATTTTCTATATAAGCATACATTTCGCAATGCAACCTATTTGTCTGAATACATAGCAGCGCTTTCTACTGCGATGAATCGATATCAAATTGAGCCCTTGGGGTCTGTCCAGAATTATGATGGTGAAAATAGCAAAACTTCATGCGACAAGCTTAGTACAGAAAACGAGCTGATAGCTGAACAGTGGAGTAACTTAGTGGCGTCTGTGAATGGAGCACCCAGAGAGCAGATTAAAGGGAAATACCAGGGCTATATTCTTGACGGGCAACCTGTTAATAGCGAATTACAGCCAATTGTTGTTGTAAAAGCTTGTAATCCGATTATCAACTTGGAGAAGAAGTATACTAAAGTTTTTCGCCATACCGCCGAGAATGAATTGGAAAACATAACGGATGAAATTTGCCGACTTTATTTAACGGCTGATTTCATTGTAATCGATAGAATGATGTATTCATTCAATCATGCTTTTGAGAGCATTTTTAGAGTTCAAAAAACGATGCACCGTATCAAATTAAGAGCTGTTGAGACTATATTGCAGACGGATGCATTTAAAAAACCTAATACAGTCCGAAAATACCTAAGCGGCTACACTTCTCCCAAAACATTCCTTACTCTAAAGCCGGAAAGAATTGCAAAGCTATCCGATCCAACTTGGCAAGCAGAATTTGCAAATAAGCTAAAACTAAATGTGGTAGACGGAAAAATTGATATTGAATGCCAAGACCAAGCAAACCAACTAATCAAATACCTTTGCTACAAAATCTTCCAAGACAAAGAAACGGATAATCTCATCGAGGTAAACTCTGTCATAAATGATAATGTGCTTCATGACTAATATTAATTTCAATTATATTTTCACTTTATTTACATAGTAAAATTATACGACCCTAAATTCATCCACGCCCGGAATCAAACTCAGCGAGGAGCCGCAGTCCCAATCACACAGGATGTTTCCGACATCCACACCGCAAACCGTCGCACGATCGCCGGGCTTGAGTTTGGTGTAAGGGTCATCCATTGAGATTAGTTCCACCCGTGTTCCGGCAGGGTATTCCTGCCGGAGACGCTCGACTGTTTCTTTTGAGGGAAAGTTATTCATGGTCGGAACCCGCTTCTTCAGCCAAGTTGGCGCCTGTATCGGCGGCAGTGGCGACTTCTTCCGCCGCCGGTGCGGTAAGTACTGCCGGGCTTTCTTCGCCAGCGTCCGCGCCGTCAGCGGGGTCGCTGGCCGTCTTTTTCTCCGGCGCGCCATATCGCCACGCGGCGTTTCCGGTAAGATTTCGGAGCAGAAGTTTCCGTGCCAGCTTGTAATCGTCGCCCACCATACCGAGGCCGATCAGCCACACCCGCATGGTAAAGCGTGGGTTTTCAAATTCGTCCTGTACCTTCGCGGTTACGCGCTTTTTCTCTTTTGCCGTTTTGCAAAGGGCGGCGATGAACTGCGTGTATGCGCTCACCGTGTCGCCGTCGAGGCCGCCGGAGAACCATGGGAAGCGGAGTGTTTCGCCGGTTGATATGATAGCAAGGTCATCCGTGCCAAGGGCTGTTCTAATGAGCGCGGCCTTGCTCGCAACCAGTTTTGCGAGGTTATCCAGTTTTTCCGGTGTAAAGCCGTCTGCCGGAATTTCAATGACAAGGCGGTCAGGCTCTTCCGGCGTTTCGATTTTCTCGGGTTCCTCCGCGACGGCTATTTCGGTATCCGCTTCGAATGCGAATCCGCGTTCTGTGAGTGAGTCCAAAAGAGCGTCGCTGCGTTCGCCGCTGACCGTTCCGTCCTTATCCACCGTGTATCCGCCTACTTCGTATCCGAAGCCCGGCGCGCCGAGGTATTTCATCGGGGCATGGAGAATTTCGCTGATCGTTCCAACCAGCCTTTTGCGTTCCGAGCCTGTTACGTTAAACCTGAATTCCATTTTTGTTACCTCCGAAAACTTATGATTCGCGTTTCCGCAGTACCATTCATCACTCTTTTCGGGGGTAAAATCAAGTTGAAATACATGGGTGTCAGCATTCAATTTCGTTGTACGCCAGCTTTTCTCCGCCGCGCAGAAGAAACACGCCCTCGTCGCTTTCCCGGAATTCAATATAGCGTTTTACGATCACGTCGCAGTATTTTGGGTCAAGCTCCATGGAACAGTTGATGCGGTCGGACTGCTCCGCCGCGAGCAGCGTGGTGCCGGAACCGCCGAAAAGATCGAGCGTCACATCGCCGGTATGGGAAGAATTCGTGATTGCCCGCCCCGCCAGCGCAATGGGCTTCATGGTCGGGTGTTCCTCCGATTTTTTCGGGCGGGGAATCTGCCACAGGTCGCTCTGCTGGCGATCCTGTAAAGGGCAGAGCCGCTTTTCGCCGTCCAGCCAGCCGTACCAAATCGGCTCGTACTGCGTATGGTAATCCTTCCGCGATAAAACGAGCGAATCCTTCGCCCAGATGATGGTGGATGACCAGTGGAAACCGGCTTCTTTCATGGTCGCCATGGCCGTGCCCCATTCCTGCGCCGACATCACCATGTAGACCATCGCGCCCGGTTCGCAGACGGAAGCCATCGCTTTGAACGCCGAAAGCAGAAACGCATAAAACTGCTCTTCGGTCATTTTGTCGTTAAGAATCTGGCGAGGCTTCCAGCTGGGATGCTTCGCGTCTCCGCCGTAATCCACGTTCCACGGCGGGTCGGTAAAAACCATTCGGGCTTTCCTGCCGCCGAGGAGCCGCGCGACCGCGTCCGAATCCGTGCTGTCCCCGCACATGAGCCGGTGCCTGCCAAGCAGCCACACGTCGCCGGGCCGGGTAACCGGCTCCGCGATTTTTGCTGCCTCGGCTTCGCTGTCGAAATCGTCCTCGACGATTTTTCCGTCCTCGCGGCTCAGCTTCTGATATAGCTTGTCGATCTCAGGGGCTTCAAACCCGGTAATGTCAAGTGAAATGCCGTACTGCTCGATGTCCTTGAAAACCTCCGCCAGCTTTGCGGTATCCCAGTCGCCGGAGATTTTGTTCAGCGCGATGTTGAGCGCTTTTTCCCGCGCTTCGTCCATGTCAACGACGACGCAGTCGATTTCATCAAAGCCCAATTGCCGCAGAACCTTGAAGCGCTGGTGCCCGCCGACGATGTTCCCGGTGCGCTGGTTCCAGATGATCGGCTCGACATAGCCGAACTCATCCACCGAGCGCAGCAACTTTTCGTATTCCGGGTCGCCCGGCTGCAAATCCCTGCGGGGATTGTATTTCGCCGGATTCAGCTTTTCAGCCGGGATTTTTTGTATCTGCATGGAATCCATCGGGCGGCTCTCCTCTCGGCTTCGATTTGCGCCTGCGGCCGCCGATAATGACCGCCAGCAGGTCTTTTTCCGGATTCGTCACCAGCTGCTCGCTGTTGCGCGAAACGATATCCCAGATCGGTTCCCACGTTGCCAGTACGTTTTTCTGCATTTTCAGCATGGCCTCGGCAAAGTCGGTGATCTCGTAGCTTTCGGCGGGCTCTTTTTTCAGCCCTTTTTTGATTTTGACAACCGTCGCCGTTTTGCCGAGCTCATACTGCGCGTGGAGCAGGTAGTATTTCGCCATCGCGTAATCGGCAATCAGCGCGGCGGGAACCAGATGAAGGCAGCCGGACGGCTCCAGATATTTGACCGTGTCGGTATACAGTTCGGTCGGCGTGGGAATACCGGGGCGGTTCTCTTGCTCCCGCTTCTCCATAACGCGCAGATATGCGGGCGGCTCGTGCGGGTCAACGCCGCCGGTTCCCGTGAATTCCACTTTTTTTAAAGGCCGGTGTCCCGGATTTCCCGCCGCCAGTTTCTCGGCGAGCGGCTTCGGTTTACGTCCCGCACCCTTCCTTGCGCCTCCGCTGGGCATAGCGTCGCCTCCCTTTTTTGAAACGTGTCTTTGCATGTATATGCGGCTTTTTTTCAAAATGTGCGCGCTTTTTCCGCTCCTTTTGTCGTGGCCTGTCCCGTCCTGTCGCTGTCCGCCGCCCGCGTCTCCCTGCCAGATTCCCGAAAATCTCCGGGATTTTCCGTGCAGACAGCCTGTACGCTTTTTGAAAAAAGCTGACTCTTTGAAAAAACAGCCTGTCAGGCTTGTTTTTCAAAACGAACAAAGCCCCGAAGCATCAGCGTTTCGGGGCAATTCTGATATTTTTGAATTCGCGCGTGTCGTGCGCGAAGGCCTGCCGCGCTGTCCGCGAGGCAGGGCCGCAGAGATTTAACCGCCCCCCTGGGGTCAGCGGCGTCTGTTTTCAGCCGCGATGGTGATCGCGGAATGACAGGACTTGCAAAGCGACATGAGATTCGATTCCTCATGGGTGCCGCCTTCGGCGATTGGTTTGATGTGGTGGACTTCCTCGGCGGGAACATAGCGCCCAGCCTTGAGGCATTGCTCGCAGAGCGGGTGCCTCGAGAGATATAGGGCGCGGATAGTTTTCCAGCGCCGTCCGTAAATCTTGTTCGAGTCGGGGTCGCGGCGGTACTGGTTGTACTCGCGGTTTGCCTGCGAAGCGTGGACTTCGCAGTACCTGCCGTCGGTCAGGTTCGGGCAACCGGGGAAGGCGCAGGGTTTCTTCGGCTTATGGGGCATAAGGACACACCTCCGTATAAAAATCGGACGGGCACGAAATGATCAGACGGACTTTAAGCGGGGAAATAATTTCTTCTATTGAGTTTAAGCAAATTTTTTCTCTGGCGCGTTCATACGCAAAGAATGCGCGGACTCCGTTCGGTGCGTTCGGACGGCGGCAGGACGGAATAAAATCCGTCCATGGGTATATTCGGTGTCCGTTCGCGGTGCGTTCGGGAAGAACCGTCACTCTGAAAGCCGGATGCCGACCCAGACATGCCTGCGGGTGACGGTGTCCCGCCCACGGGACAGCCCCTGTATCGCTTCCAATTCACGGTTGAAACGGATTTGAGAGACAGGCTTCAGCGCGTTTGCGGAACAGTATTCCTGATAGGCCGAAAACAGATCTTCGCTCATACAGGTGTGTCCGCCGTTTATTTCACAGCATTCCCCGACAAACGCCAGCGCACTGCTGTTCTCCGCCTTGTAGCTCGCGAGTTCCGCCTTTGTCCGCTGAGTTTCGGAAAACCGGTAGGAATTCTCCATCAAACGCCGAAGCCCGGCCATTGACCACGCCAGTATGCCGTCGGCCTCGGCGGCCAGCTTTTCTTTCAAATTCGGGTCGCGCTTATCCTCCGGTATCGCCCGGTCAAAGCGGATCAGCATCAGGCGGCGGTAGAAGCCGTCCGAGCGGTCGGTGTAGCTTTTGGGGACACTATTACAGGAAAACAGCAGCCGCGCAAACGGCTTGAAAGAGAAGTATTCCTTAAATTTATGCTGCGCGGAGATATAGTCCTCGCCGGTGATTGCCTTGAAGGTTCCCGTGTCACGGATGTTCTCAGACGGGAGGTCGGCGAACACATTCGCCAGTTTGCCGAAAAGCTGGACCGTTGCGAATTTCTCGTCCAGCGCCTGCCAGGTCAGGGTGGATACATTGTCAGCGCCGAGCAGGACATCCTGCACCACGGACAGGAACGTCGATTTTCCACTGTCGCCTTTTCCTACAATTACAAACGATTTCTGCGCTTTGTTGACCGGAACGAGAAAATATCCCAGAATCTCCTGTATCAGCGGAACTTCGCTTTCCGGCAGGACATCGGAAAGGTAACGCATGAAAATAGGGCACTGTGCCTCCGGGTCATAATTTCCGCCCAGCCGGATTGTGGACAGGTATTTCGGGTCGTGCGGCAGAAATTCATCGGTCATCACGTTGTACAGCCCGTTTTTAAAGTTCATGATGTAGGGATTCACGTTGATCTCACGCACTGTTTTGTCGACCAGCACCTGCCATTGCCATTCCGCGTCCCGGATTTCAGCCGCCAGCGCGTAGCGCGCGTTCATATAGGAACGCACCTTTCGCTGTGCGGTTTTGTCGTTTTTCGGCAGATACACGCCGTTTTCATAGAAATAGTAGCTGTCGGCACAGTAAAAAACATGCTCGTTCTCGGCGCAATGGTCGGCGAGCACACCGGGCAGAAAATTCCACTTTCCTTTTTCGGAAACCTCATACCATGCGGGAATCTCGTTCCCGCGCCGTTCCTTGCGTGCTTCCTGCGTCGATGAAAAAGCTTTATACAGTTCTTTTTGGTAGGCCGGAAGCGTTTTGAGGTCAGCCGCCTTGAATTTAAAGTGGTTCTTGATATTGTCGCCGATAAACGCACCCGCGATTCCGGGGTCGATGTTATACAGGTAATCGTTGATAAACCGGCGCGCCGTATGAATGTCGACGGCGGCCTCCTGCTTGGTTTTGACGGATGCGAGTGCCTTTTTCAGTTCTTCCACGCTCATTGGGTGAAACGCCAGCCCAGCCGGTGATTTGCAGGTGCAACTGCCGCCGCGCATTTTCGGGCAGACAAAACCATGCTCCGCGATCTTCCGGCAGGTCATCGGTTTGGTGCCGGATTTATAGAAATGGTCGATTTTCGCCTGTGTAGCGTCATAATCGTAGGCCGGATACGGCTTCGACAGCTTGTGGATGACGGCCTCGCCGCCCTCGAAAACCGCCAGATTGGAGATCATGGCGTACCAGTCCGGCTCTGAGAGAGTTTTTGCGTCCCTTTTACAATGCTGAATGAACGCACAGCGGCGGCCCATCAGCACCAGCCCTTTCTGGGTGCCCCGATCTTTAATCGGGGATGAGGCGGCGCGCGGCGGTTCGCTTTCTTCGGGAAGCTCCGGCAGAACAGCCTCGAGCTCTTTCTGTGTGTACCGCAGTTCCGGATTGAATTTAATACATTCCACCAGAACCGGCTCTTCTTTGCAGTGCAGAAAGCCCGGGAGACGGAAAACCCGGCTTTCGTTTACGCAAGCCGGGTCTGCTCCGAAATATGCAATCAGCCGTTTCTGGATGGGCCGGAACCGTTCCACTTTGGCGTTTTTCATCAGCCAATAGCAGTGAAGCGACTTCCGGGTCCTGATGATCAGCGATGGTTCCAGCGGAAAAGCCTGTATTTTCGCCAGCTGCTCTTCCAGCGGAATATTGTCGCACTCCATGAACTGGGCGTTGATGCGGGTGATTTCGGAATCCTCATGTCCGCCGTAGTTGATGACAAAATATATCCCGCGATTCTGTTCGTTGTGGGCTTTGAGCGTATCGACAATTTTGTCGAAATGTCCTTGTTCGATTTTTAGCTTCTGGCCGGAAAACGCGTTATCGGGGCGGTCGGAAAAGATTCGCAGGCAGACGGACTCCGCCGGTTCAAAAAACGCGCCGAGGAATTCCCCCGGACTGACCGGAACCGGCTTCAGAGAATATTCGCTCACAGGCATTCCTCCAGTTCATGCAGCTCCCCAAACCGGATTCCGGCGGCGGCCTCCGCCACAATCGGCACTGAAAACGCATCAAAAGGCCGCGTTTCCATGCAGTTTTTGATGAAAATAACAGCCTCATTGAGGTGATTTTCGGGCAGTTCAAAGACCAGTTCGTCGTGAATCTGCAGTAAAGGACAAAGCCATGGGCGTTCGGGCAGGCTCCGGACAATCCGTCCAAGAGCAAGTTTGAGAATGTCCGCCGCCGTGCCTTGAATCGGCGTGTTCATGGCCACGCGCTGCGCAAAGGACTTCACATTCCAGTCCCGTGAGGTGATGCCCGGCAGGGAGCGCCGCCGACCGAGCCATGTTTCGGTATATTTGCGGAACTCGGCGCGCTTTTTCGTTTCCTCCTGCCAGCGCGAAAGGCGGGGGTATCCGGCCTTGAGGTTGCGGATAATGCTCTCGCATTCATTGAGCGACACATCCAGCCCGGCCTTGAATTTCAGCGTCTTTTGCAATCCTTTCGGGAACAGCCCGAAAAAGGTGCCGAAGTTGCAGTTCTTGGCGATGGTGCGCCGCTCCTTGTACTCCGGCGCGTTTTTATCTTTGGCCTGCTCCAGCGGAATTTTGTAAATGACCGAGGTAGTCTGGGCGTGGATATCCCCGCCGGAACGGTAGGTTTCAAGCATTTTTTCATCCTTGCAGTAGAACGCGCCCACGCGCAGCTCGATTTGTGAGAAATCAAGCGACAGCAGGATTTTGCCTTCCGGCGCGGTGATAAAATTGCGGACGCCGATATCGTCCGCGCCCGCCCTCGGCATGTTCTGACAGTTCGGATTTTTAGATGCGAAACGCCCCGTTTCAGTCGCCAGCGGCAGCAGATCGGGATGGATGCGCCCGGTGGCCGTGTTGACATATTTGAGGTATCCGTCTATGTAGGTTGACTTGATCTTTCCCCAGCGCCTGTACTCCTGCACCAGATCAAAGAGGCGAACCAGCTCTGGGCGATACTTTTCACAGTGCTCCCTGAGTAGGATGAGCGCCTCGTCATCGAGCGCGTTCTGTTCCTTCTCCGTTTGTTTCACTTTCGGAAGTTTCAGGCGGTCAAACAGGTATTTCTTGAAAGCGGCAGTGCTGGCGTTCGCGCCGATGGGAATGTCTCCGATGATGAATTCAATTGATTTGCGTATCTCTTTCAGATGCTTCTCAGCTTCAGTTCTCTTCGATTTCATTAATTCCACATCGAAAGGAAGCCCGTTATACCGCATCAGGCCGACATAGACGGCGGTGGGCGATTCGATTTTTTCTACAATGAACCGGTGTTTCGGCAGGAAGCGGTCAAACCAGCCGTTGAACAGATGATACAGTCGAAAGGCATAATCTGAGTCGGCACAGGCATACCGGACGGTGCGTTCCGCCTGCGGATCAAGTTCATCGAAATGAAGGCCGCCGACCGTTTCGGTGTAGGACGGCAGCTGTTCGCCGAAGTATTCCGGCACCAGCGTCTTTAGCCCGCAATCACCGAGCGACCGGAACTCCTTCTCGTTTTTATACACCAGTTTTGCCGCCGCGATGGTATCGTAACAGGGCTCCTGCACCACAATGCCGCGCGCGTACAGGAATGCGCTCTCGAACGCGAGGTTATGGACGACCTTGGTGACGGCGAGGTTCATGAAAAGTTCCGGTTTCAGCCACGTCCAGATCGCATCCAGATCGGCGGCGTTTTCCCCGACGCGGTGCGCCAAAGGCAGATAGACGGCGTCGCCTTCGTCCACCGAGAAGCTGATGCCGACGATATGCGACTTGTGTGCGTCCAGCGCGGCGCGGGCCTCGTTCCGGTATGAGTCATCCGGTGCGGTTTCAAAGTCGAAAGCTACGATAGATGCGCCGGAAAGGTAGGTCTGCAAATCTGACAGAGATAGAATTGACTGATATGGCATGGACATTCCTCCCGCAGTATAGTATTTCTTAATGCATATGCGGGATAAAACAGGAATTTATTTTGTCCATAGTAGATAAGCAAATGGGTTATCTAAAAATTTTATTTTTCAACATAATATTGATATTTGCGACATGATGGATTATAATATTATAATAACAAAAATAGGTGGTATGATTGTGTCTGTTAGTTTCAGAAAACTTTGGAAATTACTGATTGATAAACAAATGAAAAAAACCGATTTGCGTAGATTGGCTGGCATAAGTACTAATGCTTTGGCTAATCTCGGAAAAGACGAAAATGTATCAACAGAGGTTTTAGCAAAAATTTGTGTTGCACTGAATTGTAATATTGAAGATATCATGGAAGTCACATATGAGAATAATTCCATGTCAAAATCATCAATGGCTGGAGCAGAAAAACGTTTTACAACAATTGAATTATTTGCTGGAGCGGGGGGATTAGCACTAGGTGTTGAAAAAGCAGGTTTTAAAACTTTAGGACTAATTGAATATGATAAGGATGCCGCTGATACACTTAGAACAAATCGCCCTAATTGGCGTGTAATCCATGATGATATTGCCAACATCTCTTCTCTTGATTTGGAAGAGTACTTTGATATTAAGTCCGGAGAACTAGACTTGCTTTCTGGTGGGGCTCCCTGTCAATCTTTTTCTTACGCTGGTAAACGATTGGGCTTGGAAGATGCAAGGGGCACTTTATTTTATCATTACGCTGTATTTCTACGTAAGTTGCAGCCTAAGATGTTCTTATTCGAAAATGTACGTGGGTTATTAACACATGATCATGGAAAAACGTATCAAACGATCTACGATATCTTTACTGAAACAGGATATACCGTAGTTAAAGATGTGCTGAACGCATGGAATTTTGGTGTGGCACAAAAAAGAGAACGCCTTATAACAATTGGTATTCGGAACGATCTCGCCAACAAAATCCACTTTTCATTTCCAAAACCACACGACTATAAACCAGTTCTCCGTGATATATTGAAGAATGTACCTCAAAGTCCCTTTACACCATACTCGGAATATAAAAGAAAAATTTTCGAATTGGTTCCTCCTGGCGGATATTGGCGAGACGTTCCTGAAGATATCGCTCGGCAATATATGAAAAGCTGTTGGAATATGAGCGGTGGAAGAACAGGAATTCTTCGTAGACTGAGTTTGGACGAGCCTTCACTCACGGTGCTCACATCTCCTTCTCAAAAACAAACAGATAGATGTCACCCACTTGAAGCTCGCCCGTTTACAATACGTGAAAATGCTCGGTGCCAGAGTTTCCCGGATGACTGGACATTCTGCGGCAGTGTTGGCAGTCAATATAAACAGGTTGGAAATGCTGTCCCTGTTAACCTTGCGTATGAAGTTGCATTAAAAATTAGAGAAGGATTGGAGCAACTATAATGTGGGATTTATCTTTCATTACTGAAGAACAATTTATCGAGCACGTAAAGGCTACAATTCAAAAATATGGAGAAAAGCTGGAGCCTTTCGATTTGAAGAAATTTAACAGTAATCTTATTGACCCTGTGAAGCTGATATTTGATAAAACAGTATACCAGTCCACATGGGAAGAGATTGTGAAGAACGAAATATTTCGGCAACGTGATAAATCCAACAATAACGATATTGGTTATTTTCACCAGAAGATATTTAATTACATTACGGGGTGCGTTGTGCCGGATGCCGGATGGGATGTCATTTATACTAATGAAAACGGAATTCAACTGCCAGACGGTGACGTTGTACATACAATTTATGTGGAAATGAAAAATAAGCACAACACAATGAATTCTGCTTCTTCTGGCAAAACCTATATAAAAATGCAGAGCCAACTTTTAGATGATGATGATTGTGCCTGCTTTTTAGTAGAGGCCATAGCGAAGCGGTCACAGAATGTGAAATGGACAGCCACAGTTGATAACAAAAAGGTGCAGCACAAATTTATTAGACGTGTGAGCATGGATCAATTTTATGCTCTTGTTACTGGGCAAGAAGATGCATTTTATCAGGTGTGTATGGTTTTGCCGGAAGTAATTCAAAAAGTGGTTAACGAATCCGATGAGGTTACAGTACCACGTGATACTGTAATTGAGGAGCTCAAAGCGATTGCAGATAAAAATAAAGTTTCTTTTGCAATGGCAATTTATATGCTGGGATTCAGTACCTATAATGGGTTTGGAGGAAATTAGCACCAGTATTTATTATTGTGACTAATTGACAAAGGGTGGAAGGCATGAGATATACATTAAAACGGGCAGTGAAAAACGCGATTTGTTTTGAGTGTAAATTACCACACAATGATAGTGGTGTTGATAAGTCATGCATTTCCACACAAGAAGATATCTGTTTCAATAACAACAATCCTCAAGAAATTGCCCAAATAATCTATAATGGGATCGTAGAGTTCGCGGTAAATGAATATGAAATCGATTATGATAATTTGGAATTAGAGCAACGCAAGGCAATTATAAGGCGGATTCGTTACAATCCATCAGCAAGTGATGAAACAAAAATAAAATATGGCTTTTTTGGCGAAGTACTTCTTGACTTGATTTTGCGGTGCTTCTTGAAAACCAATGTTTTACTGGCAAGAGGTTTTTTTTACTCTGTACTAGAAAATGGAGAGCCTAAAGGTTTTGATGCATTCCATTTAGTTGAAAATGATAACATGTTAGATTTATGGTTTGGAGAAGCAAAATTTTATGTTCAATACAAAAAACCTATTACTGACGTTTTAGAGAAACTAAACATTACTCTATCTGACGGGTACATAGACAACAATTTAATTGCGTTAATTGACTGGCAAGATCGATTCACCACATCTAGCAGTCGGTTGAAGGCTGTTCTTGATCGTTGGGAAGAGAATCCCAGTATTAATTTAGCACAAGAACTTAAAACTCATCAGATTAGACTTACATATCCTATTTTTGTTGCCTATGAAAAGACTGGTTCGGATGAATATCATAAAAGTATAGATAAGTGCATTAAGCATATTGCTACTGAAATCTCAAGGTTGAATATTAAATGGCCTACCAGCTTTGACTATCGTTTGTTTTTCATTTTTCTTCCATTATCAGAGGTAAAGAAAATTAAGGAGAGCGTAATCAAATGGATAGACTCACAAAAACCGCTGATATAGTAAAAGCATATTACAAATATAAAAGAACGAACGATGCTGCAACATTTGTAAAAGAAGTATGCAGGTTTTATGACTATGCAAAAGATGAGGAACTATCTGAAAGCGACTTGACATTTCTTCTATTTTTGGCTAACGAAGCAGGTATCCCTCAGTACTATGATTTGCTAAAGGAGAAATATACCGATTTAGAGATATCCGATGAAAATATAAATCTACTGTCATTGAGTGCTTTGTTTCATGATGCAAGTCTTGTTCAAGGCGAAAACAAACTGCACAGGTACCAAAAGAACGTTTTGGAAAAATTCGAACTAGAAAAGAAAAATCGTTTTGTACTTACAGCTCCAACTTCATTTGGCAAGACTTTTCTAGTATATGAAATAGTTCGTATTATGAAATATGTAAACGTATTGTTGGTATTTCCCTCTATAAGTCTACTATCAGAAAACTATTTAAAACTTCGGAAATCGCCAGTTTTTAAAGAATATAAGATACATTCTTTGAGTGAAGAGGAATATAATCCTCAAGAGAAAAATGTATTTATATTTACACCTGAACGATATCTTTCTTTCATGAATAATAATTCCAATTTGAGGTTTGACTTCTCTTTTATTGATGAAGTGTATAAAATTGATAATAGTTTCGTTATCGACCAAGAAAAGCCCGGTGAAAATGAACGTGATACTGCGTATAGGTTAGCATTACAATTTATTTGTGATTCCTCTGATGATATGCTTTTAGCTGGACCATATATGGCGCTGCCAGATCAGGCTATCCAAGATACGGCATCATTTATCAATTTTTCCAACGAGAACGGTTTTACCTTTTTAAAATACAATCACTTTGAAATAGTAGATAAAACATATCAAACCATTAAAGGTCAACGTCAATATGTTATTGGTGACTCAACTGTAAAAATAGGTTCTATTGGTAAGGCGGAGAAAATTCGGAGAATAATTGAAGCAATAAGCACACCAACGGAAAACACTATTATTTATTGTGGCAGTAAGTCTCAAACAGAGAGATATGCAAAAACATTACTGGATAATCAAGAACTTGTATTGTCTTTTCAACAAAAATGTTTAGATACCACCCCTTCAGTGTTCTATCCGTTTTTAGAGCATTTAGAAAATACATTTGGTTCGGACTGGGTTGTATTAAATGCCCTGAAGGCGCGGATAGGAATACACCACGGCTTGATACCCAAATACATCCAAAAAGAAATAATAAATTTGTTCAATGCCGGTGCATTGTTATGTCTTTTTTCTACCACTACAATTACTGAAGGAGTTAATACTACCGCAAAAAACATAATCATTACATCCAACAAAAAAGGAATTAAACCGTTAAAGCAATTTGATGCTAAGAATATTGCTGGAAGAGCGGGTAGATTCCGCCAGCATTATCTTGGTAGAGTTATTGATTTAGATAATAATTTTGAAGATATTGCAAACGGAAATCAAGAAAATATTGAACATAAAAATTACGATGCGAAATCATCCAAAACAGATATTGATTATCAAATAACGAAAGACCAATATTTATCTGAACACGATAAACTTGAGAAGCAACTTATACAAGATAAAGTTGATAAATCAGGCATTCCACCTAAAGTATTTAACTCTTTTAGAGTTGTTGGTCCCAAAGACAAATTGACACTATATGCCATGATAATGCGCCTTAGCACTTCACAACTGGACAGGATCAAAGATGTATCAATAACGTTAGCGAGAAGTAATGCTCGTGGTTTGGATTGGAATGGGTTTCAACTTATCATAAATGTAATATCACCTATAGTTCATGAAGAAAAATTAAAGACATTAATCGATATTAAAACAGGCCAAAAGCAAGTTTACTCTTTAATTACAGTGTTATTGCAATCCTATTTGCGTGACGGGTTTATTGGAATGATAGAATATTATACTACAAAAGACACAAAGCCTCTTTCTAAGGATGCAGCGATACGAACAGTAGCGGATTATGTATATAATGTTTTTAAATATCATTTAGTAAAATATCTGGGGCTATTTGATGTATTTTATCGATATCATGTTTCACTATTACAAAAATCTCCAATTGATGATGTCGCGGGATTGGGACTTTTACTTCAAAAGTTAGAATATAATGCGCTCAATCCCACAGCAAGAAGATTAAGTGACTTTGGCGTACCATTTAAGTTAGTGAATTACTACGACGGGAATGCAACGAAAACAAAAGATTTTGATTTGTATGAAAAATATGTCGATAATGAGATTCAATCATTATTAGATTAACTATGATGTTAGTAACTTTAGGTGGTAAAGTTTAGGATGAGTAGCGATGCGAGATCGATTATCTGAGTTAGTTATTGATGAATTTATTGTACATGATGTGCCATCAAAATGCTTAATACTGGAGTATTAAGTGACATTGAGAGGCCGTTTTCAGATACTCTACGTCAGTTCTTTAATAACAAGCTCAGTGAGTTATACCCGATTTGATGGAGAGCGCGGAGTAGTGTAAAATAAAAGCACTACGAAAGGATGTCCATCATGGGAAAAAATAATGGGAAACGATACAGCGAGGAATTCAGGCAA